CGAGAAGAGGGACTGGCTTGCGTTTGACCAAGTCAAAATCGCACCAGGTGACTTCACCGACCCCGAGTCCTACTGGCAACATGCCCAACTTAAGGATCTTCTTCGGAAGATCCCTACTTTGGATACAGGTTTGCCTTTAGAGAAAATGGCCCAAGACGAGTTCCACCGTTGTGAAACGGCGAACTATGTCACTAACCGGCGTATCGACAATCTTTTATTGGATAAAGGGCTTATGACCCCATCCGATTTACGCATTCATGAATTCTTCATGGATGTGCGAAAAGAGATTGCCTGGTGCCTCGGGAAACTCCCCGACTTCGGGGAGCTCAGTGATGTGCGTTTTGGACCTGGGGCCACGTTCAGCGAACGGAGACCTGTCAACTTGATAGCTGACAAAAACTCCAACCTCCCTGTCCTCACACCCGAGGCCTGGCCGTTTATTCCTGATTGGGAACAAACTGCCTGGGCCCGCTCTGTACGTCACAAACGTCAGGGCATCGGTTATAGCTTTAAAGGCTATTGTGAGAACTGGTCGGAACCTCAACGGGTTCGGGGTAATCGGTTCACTACTGTACCAAAAGACGGTTTCAAACGTCGTGGTATCTGTATTGAGCCCTCTCTCAACGTTTTTTATCAGTTAGGAATAGGCTCTTTCATTCGGAAACGATTGAAGCGCAAATTCTTGATAGATTTAAAACGTGACCAGTTTCGTCATCGTATGATGGCGCGCTGGGGGAGTTCCCATGGTGGCCTGGCCACCATCGACCTTACGTCCGCTTCTGACCTAATCAGCTTAAAGCTTGTGAAAGCTTTAATGCCTCCGCTCTGGTTTGAGCTCTTAAGTTCTCTCCGCTCGCCATTCACTCTCGTGAATGGAAAGTGGCATAGACTTGAGAAGTTCTCATCCATGGGAAATGGTTTTACATTTGAGCTTGAAACGCTCATTTATAACTCCATTTGTCGCGTCATAGCCAAGCACAAAGGGTTCGACCCCGATGAGCTTGTTGACGCCGACCTGTTAGGCCAGTATGGTGACGACTGCGTTGTCCCTACTGAGCTAGCTGAAGATGTGC